CTACAGTGTGGACACAGTGTGGACACTATCTGTGTTCACGCCACCTCGTAACGGGTTCAGCGTAATCGCATCCTGTAGATACTCAGGTGCAAAGTGCGCATAGACCATGGTTTGCTCAATGCGCGAATGACCGAGAATCCTTTGCAATGTGATAATACTCCCGCCATTAATCATAAAGTGCGTAGCGAAACTATGCCGCAATGCGTGTGTTGCCTGACCCGCAGGTAAATCCGGTTTTAACTCCTTCATTAGCCGCCTGAAAGCCGGGTAGTTAGCATCCGGAAAAAGAAAACCTCGCTTGTTTCCTGCAACTAACTCGGCAACTTCTTCCGATATGGGGACGGTGCGTGGCTTGTTTGTTTTGGTTTTGACAAACGTGCAGCGGTTGTGAATAACATTTTCCGCTTTGAGCCGCGCCGCTTCGCTCCATCTTGCCCCTGTGCTGAGGCATAGAATCGCAATTTTCTTGTTGTCACCATCCAGTTTCGATAGCAGAAGGGCAATCTCATCCTGAGTAAGATACCCCGTTTCCGGTTTATCTTCTTTTAGCCTTTTCATTCCCCGGAACGGGTGTTCACCGAAAAACAACTCTGCATCTATGAGGGCGGTAAACATTCCGCTAAGACAAGTTAAGTCACGGTTAATACTGGATGGCTTAACGCCTTGTGACCTACGTGCTGCGGTGTACTGACTTATCACAGATTTAGTAATCTGGAACGCACAAGGGTCATCGGTTATCTTTGTGAAAATCTCAATTTTCCCAAGATTAGATTTACCGTGATCCTCATGTTTACCCTTCAACTCCCACCAGATTTTGGTTAACTCGGATAGATGCCGCTTATCTGTCGGTTTCGCTAACCAATCTTTGTTGTGGTGGTTGTATTGGGTATGTTTTTCAAAAGCGATGGCCTCGCTTTTCTTGTCGAACTTCCTGCGGATGCGCTTTCCGTTGCGCCCGGCAGGTCTGATGTCCACTTCATATCGACCATCATCGAGCTTCTTAATTGTCATAAGAAAACCCTCCGAATGGCTTTTTAACTCTTTGATTTCGTGGTTTGTAATGGCTCGATGCATATTTCTCTGCCAATAACAAACATTTTTCATAAAAGTAACTTTGGTAAATCGTTAGCCAATCTTTTGGTCTGAGTGCTGCGAGTCTGTTAACTCTTGCCCAAAGTGTGCGAGCGCCGGTGCAATCTGCCCGGATTCAGGTGCTATTTGTTCTGTCATAAACCAAAGGGCGTACTTACAGAAGCGGGGGTGTTGCAGAATTTTCATGGTGATATCTGTTGGCGGAACGGTTCTTCCGCTTTCGTAATAGGTTAAAGAGCTGTAAGGAACTCCTGTAATTTCAGCGAATTGCTTACGGTTTAGCCTCTCTGACTCGCGCATGAGAGCCAGCTTCACATTGATTGCTGTTGACATGTTATCGAGATCCTCTAATAATCACGACATTCTCTATTATGTTTCATGTTTCTCTAACTTGAACTGCAGTACATTAGAGAACATTGAAACCCATTGGGTAGATCTAGATGAAAGGTTATCAGATGACTAAACAGATTGTCAGTACTAGTGACGCAGTCCCCTACCATGAGTTCGCAAAACTTATTGGTAAAACACCTGCAGCAGTGAGGGGGATGATTGAGAAAGGTAAATTGCCAATCATCGAAATGACTGATCCAAAGTCTACTTCAGGTAGAGCTGGAGAGTATTGGGTGTACTTACCCGCGTGGAATAACGGGATGAAAATGGCCTATGAGAGCCGACCAAAAGAAATACGTGAGGGTTGGTTGATGTGGTTAGGATTAGGCGAACCGGCATAAGGGGGAATTCCATGAAAGAACCACGCTGCATCGCTCAGTTGCTCCGTAACGAAAGCCCGAACCAGATTAACTTCACCATCACCCACGGTCGGGGACATCGAGGCATCATCATCCGCACCCGTAAGCCTGGCATTTTGGTTGTGGTTGTTAAGCGCATCATGAAAATCAGAGGGGTGTCAAAATGGCTGTAATGACTCTTGGTTTAGTTCAAAAACAACCTGCAGCTCTGCGCGTAATAATCGGTAAGCATCTGGCAGAACCTCGCTGGCATGACTCATGCGATTTTTACAATCAGATGATGGAACGCGACCGCCTGACGGTCTGTTTTCACGCTCAGCTTAAACAGCGTCACGCGACTATGCGTTTTGAAGAAATGAACGATGTAGATCGCGAGCGTCTGGCCTGTGCGATTGACGAGCTGCGCGGTGCGTTTTCGAAACGTCGTCAGGTCGGAGCCAGTGAAACGGCTTACATTAGTTTTCTGACAGTGAGCCAGCGCCGAACATTATTCCTTCACGCGGGATTAACTGAGAATGAATTCAATCAACCTTACTGGCGCGTTAATGAAGATTCATGTTATTGGCGGGAGCAATTATTCCGCGCGCTACGTGAATTATTCAGCTTGTTTGAATATGCCCCAACTATTTTAACCTCAGTTAAGCCTGAGCAATATTTGCATTAATTAACTCGCAAAACTTTTTACGCGCTTGAATGCGTGGGGCATCTTTTTGTCTGGAGTTAGGTAAATGAATAAACAAATATCAGTACCTCGAAGCAACATCAAAGCTCTGCTAGCTCAGGCCACAGTCGAGGCGCAGTTAGTCACCGCGACCCGTTTCGCGTCGGCGCTTGATACTCTGATAGCTCACATCTGCAAGTCTGATATGAACCGGACTGAAATTATCGAACTGTTGGGGCAGGAATCCGAAAAGATTCACAACTCTATTTTAAATCAGAGATAAATTAATAAGGGATTGTATGAGCATTAATATCGTCATTGATAATAAATTCGTAATCACTAGCGACCAATTTCAGTTTATTTTGCAGGAAAAGAAAATCGCTAAATCTGGCAAAAATGCCGGTAAAGAATGGCTCGATACTGTTGGCTTTTATCCAACTATCAGCAAGCTCGTTTCCGGTCTGGTGCTGCACAACATTCTAACCGGTGAGGCTCGTCAATTTTCAGACTTAGAAAAGCAGGTCGAGCAGTTAGGTCAAAAATGTCTGGAAGCATTCACCGACAATGGCCGCTGAGAACCGGGGGCGCGTTGCCCCCTCGCCACCACCCCCACAACCAAAAAGCACCGGTGAGAATTTCGTCGGTGCTTTTCCGTGGAACAAATCCCGCGAGGCCATAGGCCGCGACAGACCCCTTACACGTGCCGAACTCCGTCAGGTGCAAGGTGTTTTAAACCGGATTGACCGCCTGCCGTTTTTCCTGCAAACGCTTTTTACCTCGCGTTATAACTTCATCCGCCGCACAAAGAGCCCTTTGGGTGGGCTGTATTTCCTCAAAAACACGTTTGAGCGCAAGCTGCTGCCGCGTCTTGAGCGTGTTAATGAGCTGTGTGGGATGAATGAATCCGCCTCAATCGGCTTTTTGTCAGAGCGCGACCAGTATGCGCGCTTACCTGATATGAATGACAAAGAGCTCAGGAAATTTGCGGCCAGAATTGCCTCGCAACTCTGGAGTAAATACGAGGAATTAAGCGACGCGTGGGCGGATGCGCACGGCGGAAGGGAGACTCTTTTCACCGATGAGGCGCAGGCGCATTTATACGGCCAGGTGGCCGGTGTCGCGCGCGCTTTTAACCTTACCCCGATTCACTGGAAAAAATACCGTAAGGGTCAGATGACGATCCGCCAGGCATTTTCCGCTATTTCACGACTGATTAAAGATGAATGGTGGGTTAACCAGTTCAAGGCGCAGCGTATGCGCTGGTGCGAGGCGCTGCTCATCGCTGCCGGAGAGGTCAACAAAGACCGCTCGCCTTACGCAAGCAAAAGGGCGATCCGCGATGTTCACGCTCGCCGCCTGGCTAATCTCGAATATCTGAAATCATGCGAGCTGGAAAACAAAGTCACCGGCGAACGTATCGATCTCATCAGCAAGGTTATGGGGAGTATTTCTAACCCTGAAATACGTCGCATGGAGCTGATGAACACCATCGCAGGAATTGAGCGATACGCGGCCAGCGTTGGTGATGTGGGCATGTTTATCACGCTGACCACACCCTCGAAATATCACCCGACGCGTCAGGTCGGCAAAGGTGAAAGCAAAACGGTACAGCTCAATCACGGCTGGAACGAAACCGCATTCACGCCAAAAGACGGCCAGCGCTACCTCTGCCGAATCTGGAGTCTGATACGCACCGCTTTTAAAGATAACGATTTAGACGTTTACGGGATGCGCGTTGTCGAGCCTCATCACGATGGCACACCACACTGGCACATGTTGCTGTTTTGCAAACCCGGTCAGCGTAAAGCCATCAACGAAATCATGCGTCGTTATGCCCTCAAAGAGGACGGACACGAAAAGGGCGCGGCAAAACAGCGCTTTGAGTCCCGTCATCTTAATCAGGGCGGCGCGGCGGGTTATATCGCTAAATATATTGCCAAAAATATCGACGGCTACGCGCTCGACGGCCAGCTCGACCACGACACCGGCAAGCCCCTGAAAGATACAGCCGCCGCCGTCACCGCATGGGCGTCTACATGGCGTATCCCTCAGTTTAAAACGATTGGCCTCCCGACAATGGGCGCTTACCGCGAACTGCGCAAACTGCCGCGCGGTGTGAGTATTGCCAGCGAGTTTGACGACCGTGTCGAGGCTGTCCGGGCTGCTGCTGATGAAGGTGAATTTGACATGTATATCATCGCGCAAGGCGGGGCAAATATGCCGCGTGATGCTCAGGCTGTCAGGGTCGCCAGAAAGGTGACGGATGAGGTCAACGAATACGAGGAAGATATCGAGAGAGTGGTCGGGATTTATGCCCCACACCTCGGGGCTAACCGTGTCCATGTAACCCGCACGGCCGAATGGCGCATCGTTCCAAAGGTTTTGGCCGTTGAGCCTTTGACCTTAAAAAGCGGCTCTGCCGCGCCTCGGAGTCCTGTCAATAACTGTGGAAAGCTTACAGAAGGCGGTGAGGCTGTTATGACATCTACACCGTCTGAGCAAGCCGCAGCGGTGTTAAATCTGATTGAGCGCGGGGTGATTGGCTGGAATGAGCCAGACGTCGTGAAGGTGCTTAACAGTGCGTTAAAAGCTGGCGCACCGCGCAAAAATCGCCAGCAAAGAAGTAATGCGCCGCTAAAAACCAGCGAGCAAGCACCATCAGCCAGAATGACAAAGCCCGAAAGGGATCGCGTCGCAAAAATTCGTTTCGATTTGGCTCAGGAAGGAATCACTCCGGAACGGTGGGAGCTTGACGCGCTAGCGCGTGGGGCAACGGTCATTTATGGCGATAAAAAATTCAAATATACGGCGGCTGATGAGTGGCAGGAATTCACTGAGTTTTGCCTCTCTCAAAATGCTAAAGACTTATCATTTTGATTTGAGGGATAAGGAAACGTACTGTCGAGAGTCGATATTTGATGTGACATAGGTTTCGTCTTTAACTCCCAAAATTGCAACAAGAAACCTGCATATTAATGCCTCCATCTGGAGAATTAAATTAGTTGGTAGATTATGTTTTTGAGCACTGTTGAAACTCGAAAAGCCTAAAGGTTGGCCAAAGAAAATAGCTTCATGGAAATTTTCATTTCTAAGGGATGCGATACCATCTTTTCCCATAGCCCATGAAGGAACAGGCATGGAAAGTTCATCGCACATCCATCTGATTCGCTCCGAGTGCGTTGGTTTACGAGTTTTGTGATCTATTCTTTCCCATAGGATTTTAAAACATCCATCTATTGCTATATACAGATACTGAAACCTCTCGAAACACATGGCTTGTGGGTATTGAGATAAAAATAATGCGTGTATAACAGCTGGTATACGGGAGAGCGCAAAGTCGTTTTTTTTATCATCAATAAAATCTAAAGATAAGTTGATGATATTAATGGTGCTAGCGGATGTTATTACAAAATCCACTAATTTATTGGGTTTTATTGTTGCGGCATCGAGAAAACCTGCCTCCGTCGTTGTCAGCCTAATGCCCAAGAAAAATGATAAACACCATATAACAAAGTCCAGATCCTTAAAATCTTTCCTTTCATTTAAATTGAGACAGTGTGTTTTGGGTAATCTAAACACTCTAGCGCTGTATGGCATTGATTTTATTCCCATTCCCATGCTTTTTACCTGCTGTGCCCCTGGGTAAATCCAATCTCTGATGATATTCGGATCACCTGTTACATTCTCTACTGACTCGCGAAAGTTAGATAAAGTTTTAACGCTAAATCGTTTATCTATTATGTCTATAGGATATGGATAGTAACCAAATTCAGCTGAAATGTTCGGTTTCATGTCGTTGTGATCCTTGTCTTTCAATGAGTGGCATCTGAAAAATGATTATCCAAATTCTTCACAGCATATCAATATATAAGATGCTGTGATTATTATATTTAAGTAGAGGGTTTTGTGTTTTTAGAACGTGCGTGACTAAGATGCATGAATTTGCATTCATTTTTGCCCTGACGTTTTGCCAATCAGTGCCAGTGCTGGCGCGGGTCGGGGCTCCTGATGCAATTGCATTAGAAGCGCACCACCAAGCGCGCAGGCGAGGCGGGGATAGCACTGCGCGCCAGACGTGGTGACAGGATTTATTTTGCGCGTCTGTGCGCGTCGTGGTGGCGTGCTGAGCTGTGAGGTTGAATCGTGAGGCGGTGGCGGGGTTGCGTGGCGTGTGCCTCGTCTGGTGAGCTCTGAGGATGTGCCGCCCGGAGGCGGCATTTTGGGCGGGGTTACTCGGTATCGATGTTGTAATCTTTAAAGCGGATCACCTCCATCCCTAACCAATCGTTTATCTCTTTAAAACGCTCCTGCAGCGGCGTCAGCTCGTTACGCACAAAAACCCGCGCCACCTTCTCGATATCCCCCATCGAGCCGATATTTTCAGGCTTGCCGCCCATCAGTTGAAACGGCACGCGATGCGCGTCAAGCAGGTCAGCGGCGCTCACCTTCTTAATGTTAAAAAAATCATCTTTCGTGGCGACTTCACTCAGCGGCACGATCTTAATGCCGTCCGGTTTCCCGTTCGGAGCATAGAAAAACAGGTTTTTGAAATTACCGAGCCCTTTTGAGTCACGCATGGCTGAGCGCAGCGCCTCGACGTCGGTACTACTCTGCGCCGCGTCGGTCACGTACATGATGTAACCCGCATGCGCGCCGTTCTGGTAATACTTGCGGCGAAACAGCGTGGCGGACTCATTCAGCCAGGCGGAATTGAGCGCGCTCAGGTATTCCGGCATCCCGTAGAGCTCCTGATTGATATCAGGCTCAAGCAGGTGAAACACCGAACCGGGGGCGAACTGGTGCGGATTGGTAAAGCTCGACACGTACCAGTAAACGCCATCCTCGACACCACGGCGGGTGTATTTGGCCGGGGAAGTTTCAAGTTTAAAGAGCTGGCCGGTCACGCTCATGCGCTTTTCGAGATAGCCGTTTGCAAACACCAGATAATCAAGCACAAGGCGGCTGAAGTCCTGACGCGACAGCAACGGGTGCGGGATAAAAGTGCTGGTCAGTATGTTGCGCTTGACGTAAATCGGGGAGCTGTGGTGTACGGCGGCGCGCAGGCTTTTCGCCAGCCCGGAGAAGTTGACCGGCGGCTCGTACCACTTCCCGTTATTGATACACTCGACATAGTCGAGGATGTCGCGGCGATCCAGCACGGGCGACGGCTCACCAAAGGTGAACGCCTCCATTTTCTGCGGCGCGCTGGCGGTCATGCTGGTCTGTTTTGGCTGTTTCTTTTGGCGTTTTTTCATCTTAGTTAATATCCAGAATGGAGCTTGATTGCATACCGCTACCGGCGGAAAGCGGCTCGTTTAACAGGGCGTGCATGGTCGCCCACGCGATATCCGCGTGGCTGGCTTCCTCGCTGCGGCTGGCTTCATAGGTGGCGCTGCGGCCGCTGCTGGTCATTGTTTTGCGGATAGCCATAAATGACTGCGTGATGTCGGTTGCACCGGCGTCATATTCCAGACACCCGCGCCTGATGGTGTCTTTCGCTTTCAGCACCATTGCGGTTTTCATTTCCGGCGTGTAGCGGATGGCGCGCGCCGCCGGGAAGAATGAGCGCACGAGCTGGTAAACACCCTGACCGATGCCGGTCGCATCGATGCCGATATAGTCAACGGTGTATTTCTCGGTCAGCGCCCGGATGGCCTCGGCCTGCGCGGCAAAGTCCATGCCTTTCCACTGGTGACGCTCAAGGATGCGGAACTTGCCACCTGCAACCAGCGGCGGAGCCAGTACCGCACAGCCTGCGCTGTCGCCGGTGTGTGACGGGTCGTAGCCAATCCAGACCGGTCGCCAGTTAAACGGACGGTCGGCGAACGGCTCGAAGTCCTCCCATTCTTCCATCGCATCGACCATGCAGCGCTGCAGCTCCTCGAACGGGAATACCGACGCCTTATCGTCAACGAACTCGCACATAAACAGGTTACGAAAGTCATCTGCGCTGTTTTCCTGCTTAAGCTGGTCGAGGTTAAACAGGGTGCAGCCTCCGGCGAGCGCGTCCTCAATGGTGACAATCTGCCGCCACTGTCCATCACCGCATAACATGCCACCGGCAAGCGCCTGATGACTGATGTCGATGTCGACACGTTCGTCGCGGTTGCTGCGGCCACGGTTAAACAGCTCGCCTGACCAGAACGGGTAAGCGCCGTGCGCCAGCGTCGACGGGGTCGAAAAATAGGTTGTGCGCAGGTGAGATTGTGACGCCATACCGGAGGCGACTTTGCGCAGCTTCTGAAAATTGGGGATCCAGAAAATTTCATCGACATACAGGTCGCCGTTGTGGCTCTGCGCGGTGTTGGAATTTGTCCCGAGAAAAATCAGCTCAGCGCCATTGTTGCCGATGACGATCGGGTCGCCTGACAGGTCGACGTCAACCAGACGGGCAAAGGCGATAATGTACTTACGGAACACGTAAGCCTGCGTTTTACTGGCAGATAAAAATATCTGGTTTTGCCCGGTTTTGAGCGCGCGCAGGAGTGACTCGCGGGCAAAGTAGAACGTCGCGCCAATCTGGCGGGATTTCAGGATGTGGCGGATGCGGTGCTCTAAGCCCGCTTTATGCCAGCGGAGCTGATACTCAAACGACTGTTCGAAGAAAATCTCTTCCAGCTTCTCTATAGCCTCCTCGCTGAAATAATTTCGTTTCGGCTTTTTGCGATCCCCTTTGTTGCGGCTGGCGATATTGGGGTTTAAATCCACCTCGTTTCCGGTCTGGCCGTAGCGGTTAATGCGCGCGAGCCGCTCCATCTGGCGCGACAGAAAATCAGCGACTTTGAAGTCATGCGCGGTCAGGTCTGGCTTTGCATAGAGCTGAATAAGCCGCGCCTCTAACGTCGATTCCACGCGGTTAATCGGGGCGGTTTCCTCCCATCCATCGCGCTGTTTCCAGCTCTGCACGGTCGGGCGCTTGAGCTGCAGCATGTCGCAGATTTGCGGCACGGCGAACCCCTGCCAGTACAACAGGCGCGCCTGTCGTCGCGGGTCATTGAGCAGTGAAAGGTCAGTTGAAATGGTCATGCTTGCCTCGTTTCTGGTGTTACGTGGCAAGGCTAAGGAAATGGGGGATTATTCGCGCTAAGTGCCTGTTGTGTCAGATCTAATCAGATCGTAAGCAGTGGCTGACACGGGTCAGAGTCAGGAAACTAAACCCGACCCGAAAACCCAACATCAGGACACCTGAACAATGGCAAAGAAAGTCTCTAAATGGTTTCGCATCGGCGTCGAGGGTGACACCTGCGATGGCCGTGTCATCAGCGGCGATGATATTCAGGATATGGCCGACACGTTCGACCCGCGCGTCTACGGCTGCCGCATTAACCTCGAACATATCCGGGGGCTGATGCCTGACAGTCCGTTTAAACGCTATGGCGATGTGACCGAGCTTAAGGCGGAGATTATCAGCGATGGCTCTGCGCTCGATGGCAAAAAAGCGCTGTACGGCAAAATCGCCCCGCTCGACGAGCTGGTCAGCATGGTGAAGGCCGGACAGAAGGTTTACACCTCCATGGAGATCCGCCCGAACTTTGCCAACAGCGGCAAGTGCTACCTCGTTGGCCTAGCCGTCACCGATGACCCGGCAAGCCTCGGCACGGAATACCTCGAATTCTGCAGCCGCGCCGCGCAGAACCCGCTCGCCGGTAAAAAAGACCACCCGGACGACGTTTTTTCTGTCGCCTCACTGGCTGAGCTGGAATTCGAGGACTTGCCCGACACCATGTTTAACAGCCTTACCGATATGGTTAAGGCCATTTTCAGCCGCAAGCAGGTCAGCGATGACGCGCGTTTCGCGGATGTGCATGAGGCTGTGACCACCATCACTGAGCAGGTGCAAACCAATTTCAACGCTACCGACCAGCGCGTCACCGAGCTGGAGACCGCTTTTGCGCAGCTTAAGCAGGACGTGAACAGCAAAGTCGATGAGAACGCGCAGGCGTTTACCTCCCTGAAAAGCTCCCTCGATAACACCGAAAGCCAGCGCCAGCCGCGCCGCGAGCTTTCAAAAGGCGGTACGGGCGACGAGCTGCTAACCAACTGCTGAGAAACCGCCGGGCGCGTTGCCCGGCCAGATACCTATTACCCGAACAGGAAAAACCATGCGTAAAGATACCCGCTTTAAATTTAATGCCTACCTGTCCCGCGTCGCGGAGCTGAACGGCGTTTCCACCGATGACGTGGCGAAGAAATTCACCGTCGAGCCGTCGGTCACGCAAACCCTGATGACCACCCTGCAGATGTCATCCGCGTTTCTGACCAAAATCAACATCGTGCCGGTCGACGAGCTGAAAGGCGAAAAAGTTGGCGTCGGCGTTAACGGTACGATTGCGAGCACTACCGACACCACCGGTGATGATGAGCGTAAGACCGCTGACTTTACCGCGCTGGAGTCGAATAAGTACGAGTGCGCCCAGATTAACTTTGACTTTCATATCCGCTACAAACAGCTCGACCTGTGGGCGCGATTCCAGGACTTCCAGACCCGTATCCGTGACGCCATCATCAAACGCCAGTCGCTGGATTTCATCATGGCCGGTTTCAACGGTACTACCCGAGCGGACACCTCGAACCGCAAAAACAATCCGCTGCTGCAGGATGTGGCCGTCGGCTGGCTGCAGAAGTACCGCAATGAAGCGCCCGCGCGCGTGATGACGAAAGTCACCGACGAGGACGGCACAGTCATTTCCGACGTGATCCGCGTGGGTAAAAACGGCGACTATGCGAACCTCGACGCGCTGGTCATGGATGCCACCAGTAACCTGATTGACGAGATTTATCAGGATGACCCTGAGCTCGTCGTCATCACCGGGCGTAAGCTGATGGCGGATAAGTATTTCCCTATCGTCAATCAGGAGCAGGCAAACACCGAATCGCTGGCCGCTGACATCATCATCAGCCAGAAGCGAATCGGCAACCTGCCAGCCGTGCGCGTGCCTTACTTCCCGGCTGATGGGCTGATGGTGACGCGTCTCGACAACCTGTCGATTTACTTCATGGATGACGCGCACCGTCGCGCCATCATTGAAGAACCGAAAAAAGACCGCGTAGAAAACTACGAGTCAATGAATATTGACTATGTGGTCGAGGCTTACGCCGCCGGTTGCCTGATTGAAAACATCAAGCTCGGTGACTTTACCCCACCGGCAGCGCCGGAAAGCGCCTCCGCGCCTGCAGCACCGGAAAGCGGAGAGTAAGCCATGACGAGTCCCGCAGAGCGTCACATGATGCGGGTCTCGGCCTCTGAAACAGCGCAGCGGGCTGCCGTCCCGCTGCGCAATGCAACTGCCTATGAGCAGATGCTCGTTAAGCTGGCCGCAGACAACCGCACTCTGAAACAAATCCGATCCAATGAGCGCAAGGCAGACAAAAAGCGCGAGCTGCTGCCGTTCTATCTGCCGTGGGTCGCTGGCGTCCTCGAAAACGGCAAAGGCGCGCAGGATGACATCGTCATGACGGTGATGCTCTGGCGTCTCGATGCTGACGATATCGCCGGGGCGCTGGAAATTGCCCGTTATGCCATGACCTACGGCCTGACCATGCCGACCGGTCGACGTCCGACGCCTTACCTTCTGGCCGAAGAGGTGGCACTGGCCGCGCAGCGCCTGCTTACTGCTAAACAGCCGGTCGAACTGTCGAACCTGCTCGACACCCTCGCGCTGACCGAGCGCGCGGATATGCCCGACATCGTGCGCGCGAAGCTGCACAAAATCACCGGCTACGTGCTGCGTGATGCAAAGCAACTGCCCGAAGCGCTGGCGCACCTGCAGCGTGCGATCCAGTTAGAAAGCACTATCGGCGTACGAAAAGACATTGAGCAGTTAGAGCGTCAGCTCAGGCCAAAACCCGAACCGGCACCGAAAACCCAAAAGACTCAACCGCGCACGCGCAAACCTGCCGCTAAACCGGCGGCACGGCGCGGGCGTCCACCAAAGGCGGCAAAAGCCGCAGGTTAACCGAGCGCTCCCCGAGCCGGGCGGCACGCCGGTCAATGCGGGTATCAATTGCCCTGACTGCGACCGGCGTCCACCGCCCACCCATTACCCGAGGTTGTCATGACGACGCTGATTATTGAGCCAAAAAAAGAGCCGCAGGATGTGCCGGGCGTGGTGATACCGCCACCGGGCGTGAGCGAGCCGGTAATCAAAAACACCCCGTTTTTTCCTGACGTTGATCCGAAGCGCGTGCGGGAAGAAATGCGTTTAGAGCAGACCGTTTCCCCCGTTCGCCTGCGCCGGGCGATTAAGACCGCGATCGCGGAGACTAACGCGGAGCTGAGCGACTGGCGCGAAAGTCAGCTCGATGCAGGTTACGCCACGCTGGCGGATGTCCCGACGGACAAACTCGACGGCGAAAGCGTGCGCGTTTTCCACTACTTCAACGCCGTGTGCTCGATGACGACGGCCACGCTTTATGAACGTTTTCGCGGCGTGGATGCGACCGCCAAAGGGGACAAAAAAGCCGACAGCATCGACAGCACTATCGATGAAATGTGGCGAGATATGCGCTGGTCTGTGGCGCGCATCCAGGACAAAGCACGCTGCATTGTGGGGCAAATCTGATGAAAGCGTATGCGCTGCAGGGCGACACCCTCGACGCGATTTGCGCCCGGTATTACGGGCGCACTGAGGGCGTGGTCGAAACCGTCTTAGAGGCAAATCCAGGTCTGTCTGAGCTCGGCGTGATCCTGCCGCACGGCACGGCAGTAGAGCTGCCCGAGACCGAGAGCGCGGCCAGAACCGAAACGGTGAATCTATGGGACTGAGTATGGAAAAAATCACCACGTTTATCGCCTACTGGCTGGCCGTGGGGCTGGCGTATGTCGGGGCAATGTCCCCCGAAAAGATGGCGCTTTACGTGGGCGGCGGATGCGCCATTTTTACCGCGCTGACGAACTACTGGTTTAAGCGCAAAACCTATCGCTATCTGACGTCTCTCGGACTCGATAAAGGGGCTATTCGTGAAATCAATCGTTAAAAAGTGCAGTGTGGCCGCCGTGCTGGCGCTGGCAGCGCTGATGCCTGACTTTCGTCTGCTTAACACCTCGCCCGAGGGGCTGGCGCTGATTGCCGACCTCGAAGGTTGTCGCCTGACGCCTTACCAGTGCAGCGCGGGAGTGTGGACGTCAGGCATCGGCCACACTGCAGGCGTCGTGCCGAAAGGGGAAATCACCGAACGTCAGGCGGCGGCGAACCTTGTCGCGGATGTGATGAACGTCGAGAAGCGTCTCGCAGTCTGCGTGCCGGTGGAAATGCCGCAGCACATTTACGACGCGCTGGTCAGCTTCTCATTCAATGTGGGAACCGGCGCGGCCTGCCGGTCGACGATGGTCGCCTATATCAAGCGTCATCAATGGTGGCAGGTGTGCGACCAGCTCCCCCGCTGGGTTTACGTGAATGGCGAAATTAACAAAGGGCTGGAGAACCGCCGCGCGCGCGAGCGTGCTTACTGCCTCAGGGGGATTCAATGAAAGTGATGTTGTTTTTACTGGCCGCGCTGATGGCGGTAGTGCTCTGGCTGCGTCATGAAAACGGCAACCTGACGCGCTCGTTTGAACGGGCGAACAGGGTCGCCACCGAACAAAAAACCGCGATCGGAATGCTGAAAAATCAGCTTTCCGTTTCGCAGGGAATTGCCAGGCGAAATGAAGCCGCACAGGTCAGTTTACGCGGCGAACTGCTGGCCGCCGGTGCGATGGCCGTGCGGCGTGAACAAACCATTACGAGGCTGATAAATGAGAATGAAACCTTACGCCGCTGGTACAGTGCTGGGCTGCCTGATGTTGTGCGTCGGCTGCACATCCGCGCCGCCTGCGCCTCCGCCGGTCATTGTTTACAGCGCCTGCCCGAAGGTGAGCTATTGCCCGATGCCGGGAAGCGACCCGGCCACTAATGGCGACCTGAGCGCCGATATTCGCAGACTTGAGCACGCGCTCGCCGCCTGCGCGCTGCAGGTTGAAACCGTCAAAGACTGTCAGGATAAACTCGATGAAGAAAGCACGCAGCCTGCGCGACGCGCTGATTAAAGCCGTTCCGCAGCTTGAAACAAACCCCGAAATGATGCGCATCTTTGCCGATGAGGGGAATATCGATGCGCGTCTCGCGGCCTCGCTGTCGCACGAGAAAATTTATACCCTGAATGTGATCGTGTGTGACTTTGTGGGCGACCCTGACCTGATTTTCGTGCCGGTGGCCGCATGGCTCAGGGAAAACCAGCCGGATATCTGCACGCTCGATGACGGCCGCAAAAAGGGCTACCGTTTCCAGATGGATTTGAACGACGGGGACAGCGTCGATATCAGCATCAGCCTGCAGCTCACCGAGCGCACCCTCATCAAAGAGGAAAACGGCGCGCTGCACGTAAGCTATGCCCCTGAGCCGCCGCTACCGGAGCCCGTCACCCGGCCAAAAGAGCTCTATATCAACGGCGAACTGGTGAGCAAATGGGATGAATGAATTTAAGCCCTTTGACGACAGGCTCAATGGTCTGATTGCTGCCCTGTCAACGGCAGCGCGCCGGAAGCTGGCCGGAGAGATAGCAAAGGAGCTGCGCAAGTCGCAACAGCAACGTATCAAGCTGCAGAAAGCCCCGGACGGCTCGCCGTATCAGGCACGAAAGCGTCAGCCTCTCAGGGCAAAGACCGGGCGGATTAAGCGGGCGATGTTCCAGAAGCTCCGCACAAGCCGCTACATGAAAGCCACTGGCAGTGAAAACAGTGCAGTGGTGGAATTCACCGGCAAAGTGCAGCGTATCGCGCGAGTCCATCAGTACGGCCTCAAAGACCGGCCTAATGAGTTTAGTGAAGAAGTGCCTTATCCTGAGAGACAATTGTTAGGTTTGGGTAATTTTGATGAAAAAGCAATCAAAGACTTAATTTTAAGGCGACTTAGTTGATTGTATGCAAAAAAATAGTTTGTAATGTAAGATGTTAGTCAAAAAAAGAAGATAACTCGTTGATAACTTTTGCAAAGCTAATTACTATGAGGGCTTTTACTAACCTGCAAAAAAGGTTTTTATATGAAAAAATCAGAATATGTATTAGAAGATAAAAGAGTTGATTGTCTCTCTGTTATTCATACAACCAAGTTGTCTGATTATTTGTCTTTCGCGGAAAAGGCTTATGAAGACAAAGGGGGGATTTATGGTCAAAGAGCTCCTTTAAAAACTAAAACTGCTCAGACTATACGTGAAAGAATGGTGTCTGATATAATTGATGGTGCCGTTCTTCCTCCTATAGTTATTGGTGTAATAGTTGATGAAGATGTTTATGAGAAAATCAAAGCCGTTTCAGATGAATGTTCTTTCGAAAAACTAAATGACACTATTGACAAAACATCCCTATCTATCATTGATGGAATGCAAAGGACAACTGCATTCTTACAGGCTGTAAAAGAAAATGAAAGTGTTTATGATAAAACCATTAGAATAGAGTATTGGTTTTCTAAAAGCATGAATAGTTTGATTTACAGAATGCTTGTTCTTAATACAGGGCAAGTGCCATGGGATATAAAACGACAACTTGATACAATCTATGATTCTATTATAAAGGATTTAAAGAAGTCTATTCCTAATTTAGACATAAGGTTAATAGGCCAGTCAAGCCGAAGAACACAGGCAGGTCAGTATCAAAGTAGTAAATTAATTGAGTATTTCTTGTGTTTTTCTTCTAGGAAAACAGATATAGATTTAAAAGAAAAGGTCTCAGAAGATTTCGCAAGAATGGATGCAATTGAGTCAACTTCTGACAATCATTTCCTTACTAACTTTAAAGCAGTTTTAAAATTAATGGTTGACTTGGATCATGAGTTTTCAAGATATAAAGATGAACAACAAGAAGGCCGTATTAAAGTTGGTAAAGATATTTTTACAAGTATACCAGCTGGTGTTGGGTTCGTTGCGGCTGCGGCTGCGTACATATATGGCCCTCCAGGATTTAAATCTTCTAAAGAGGAAAGTGACAGATGTTGTCAGGAGTTAATTCAAAAAGTTTCTGGTTTAATTGAGCGGCTTTCTGCTCTCAATGAGGATGATCTTGGAAGATTCTTGCAGTTTTCACTGCTAAATGAAAAACTCAGCGCAAGATCAAGTAAGATTGGTCAATACGAGCGAGAGTTTTATTACAAAGCATTCGAAGCTTGTATGAAATATGTTGATCGTTTAGAAGACTTTGGACCTTGTTGGCAGGCTAAATAATGTCATCTATCAGAGATAGTATAGATTATATATTTGATACTTTATGTGTTGCCGGGGGAGGTTCAAAAACCCGGCATAAAATGAAGCCTGCTATACCAAGCAGCGATGAGATTGAGTGCTTTAAGCGTTTAAGGTTTAAAGCTGAGGATATGTTTACCCTGTTAAATGGAAATGCCTTTTACCATTTTCAAGAGCATGAAGAAGACGCTGGGGGAAGGATAACGGTAATAGACTATTTTGCTGTGAAAAACATATTTCCCTCAGAGTTTAATAAAGAGATGTTTGAGGAGTACTTCAGTGTATGTGATGTTACTGAATCTTTCTTTGTGTTTTTGTGTCCTTCATTGAAACTAAAGATAAGAGAAGATGTTTTGCCACAAGAAATTTCAAATAACATTCTCTTCCAACAAGATGATGCTCTATATCAAGGGCACTACATACCAGAATTAATCGATTATTTTGAGCCGCTTACAATCTTTCGTCTTGATGATTTGTCAGCGGATTTCAATAGGTCCTTTTTGTCAAGTGCTTATTATTTACTGAGTAGTTGTCAGGATGTGATAACATTGCCTTTGGCTAGCGAGACAATCGATAAGTTGAGAGCTCTTTTTATTAAGAAAGTTAAAATACCAAAAGATAATGTCTTCTTGTCATTGACATCTTCACATTTAAAGCACTGTTTTTTAGAATTGTATAGATGCATAGAATGGTTATATGTCATTCCAAGGAGTAGACGTCTGAAAGGTGCTATTCAATATTCCAGGCCCGCATATGAGCTTGCTGTTCATTGTATAGATGAATTGTCATGGAGAAGAAAAGAAGAGGATTCACTTTCTCGAATTGTAACTGATGTTCTTCAAAACTATGAAGATGTAAGTTTCAAATTAATGGGGTGTGGTCTATTTGACGGTGTTAATATTGATTCGGAAGGTATTGCAAAACACTTATATTCTTTTCGAAACCAATTTGTGCACCAATTTGAAGCGCGGAAAGAAAAAGATGTTGTTAATGAGCATCTTATTGAAGTTATAGATTTGATTGCTGACTTCATAATCCATGCTTATGAATTATATGATGCCGATATTATACCATGGCGGGACGAGCAAGTTTGATTGCTTAACAAGGTTTTTTGATATGTGCATCAGCTTTAAATGGTTGGTGCTTTTTTATTTTTGCGTTGGATCGCTTTTTATCTGTTTCAAAAATAACAAAACAATGATTATTTTTATCTTAAATATTTAACGGATTGCATCTTCACTAAACGGATGTTGTGCAGCTTCTCATAAAACGCTCTTTAATTGTCGTTGCCCCCGCCCGGCGGCATTCTTTCCCCATGAATAATCTAAATTCTTTGCAGGAAATCGCACGCGCGATCCGCAACCTTATCCGCACCGGCATCGTGACCGACGTCGACCAAGACGAGGGGCTTTGTCGTGTCCAGACCGGTGGGATGCAAACCACCTGGCTAAACTGGCTGACCTGCCGCGCCGGTCGCTCGCGCGTATGGTGGGCTCCTTCCGTTGGCGAGCAGGTGCTTTTGCTGGCTGTCGGCGGCGAGCTCGACACGGCGTTTGTGCTGCCCGGCATTTTCTCGGATGACCATCCCGCGCCGTCTGCCTCCCCTGATGCGCTTCATGTTTCCTTTCCTGACGGGGCGGTTATTGAGTACGAGCCCGAAAACAGCGCGCTCACCGTGTCAGGCATCAAAACCGCAGACGTCACCGCGTCGGATTCCATTACGGCCACCGTGCCGGTGGTGCTGGTGAAAGCCGAAACCCGCATCACGCTCGATACGCCGGAGGTTGTGTGCACCAACAAGCTGACGACCGGCACGCTCGAAGTGAAAAAAGGCGGGAAAATGACCGGCAACATCGAGCACACCGGCGGGAAATTCACCTCCAACGGCGTGCAGGTGGATGACCACGACCACGGCGGCGTCGAACGGGGCGGAAGCTGGACGGAGGGCATCAAATGACGGTGCGTTATCTGGGAATGAACGGCCAGACCGGCCTCAGTATCTCTGAGGTTGAGCATATCCGGCAAAGCGTGCGCGACATTATGGTCACGCCGGTTGGCTCACGCGTCATGCGCCGTGAATACGGCTCGCTCCTGTCGCAGATGATTGACCAGCCGCAGACCCCGGCGCTGCGCCTGCAGATTATGGCCGCGTGCTATTCCGCGATCCAGAAGTGGGAGCCCCGCGTAAATCTCTCGACCATCACCTTTGAACGGTCGGAGACCGACGGCGGGCTGTATGTCGATATCACCGGCACCCGCTCCACCGGCGGCCAGCCTTTTTCACTCACCATTCCACTGAGTTAAACGCTATGGCAATTGTTGACCTTAACCAGCTCGCCGCGCCTGACGTCGTGGAAGAACTGGACTATGAAACCATCCTGAGCGAGCGAAAGGCGACGCTCGTCTCGCTGTACCCGGAAGACCAGCAGGACGCCATCGCGCGGACGTTGTCGCTTGAGTCTGAGCCGCTGGTGAAGCTGCTGCAGGAAAACGCCTACCGGGAAGTTATCTGGCGACAGCGCGTCAACGAGGCCGCGCGCGCGGTCATGCTGGCCTACGCCACCGGCGCAGACCTCGACCAGATAGGCGGAAATTACAACGTCCAGCGCCTTGTCATCACCCCTGCAGACGACACGACGTTACCGCCGACGCCTGCTGTGATGGAGTCGGACACCGACTACCGTCTGCGCATTCAGCAGGCCTTTGAGGGGCTGAGTACCGCAGGCTCTACCGGCTCCTATCAGTTTCACGGTCGCAGCGCTGACGGGCGGGTCGCCGATATTTCGGTCATCAGTCCCGCGCCTGCGTGTGTCACGGTCACGGTGCTGTCACGCGAAAATAACGGCGTGGCGTCTGACGAGCTGCTCGCAATCGTGCGCACCGCGCTGAACGATGAAGACGTCAGGCCGGTCGCTGACCGCGTGACCGTGCAGTCGGCGAACATTGTCGACTATAAAATCACCGCATCGCTTTACCTTTACCCCGGTCCCGAAAGTGAGCCGGTGCTGAGTGCGGCAAAAACAAAGCTGCAGGCGTACATCACCGCGCAGCACCGGCTCGGGCGCGATATCCGCAAATCAGCGATTTATGCCGCGCTCCACGTCGAGGGCGTGCAGCGTGTCGAGCTGGCCGAACCGGTGGCCGACATCGTGCTCGATGACACGCAGGCGTCATGGTGCAGCGACTACAGCGTCACTATAGGGGGTAACGATGAGTAATACCCGCCTGCTACCGGTGGGCTCGTCACCGCTTGAGGTGGCGGCGGCGCGCGCCTGCGCTGAGATTGAAAATACCCCCGTTCCGCTGCGTCGACTCTGGAGTCCTGACGACTGCCCGGCAAATCTGCTGCCGTGGCTGGCGTGGGCGTTTTCCGTTGACCGCTGGGATGAGAGCTGGCCGGAGGCCACAAAGCGCGATGTGATCCGCGCGGCGTGGTTTATCCATGCGCACAAAGGGACGATTGGGGCGGTGCGCCGCGTGGTCGAGCCGCTCGGCTATCTGATTAACGTGTCTGAGTGGTGGGAAACGAATGACCCGCCCGGCACGTTTCGCCTCGATATCGGTGTGTTAGAGACCGGCATCACCGAGGAAATGTATTACGAGATGGAGCGGCTCATTGCGGATGCAAAGCCAGCCAGCCGCCATCTTATCGGCCTCAACATTATTCAGGATGTGCCGGGCTATCTCTACACCGGCGCGCTGACGTATGACGGCGACATCATCACGGTTTACCCGGATAAGTGAGAACACCATGACAGTAAAATATAAAACGGTCATCACCAAAGCCGGTGCGATTAAGCTTGCTGCAGCGACCGTCCCGAACGGGAAAAAAGTGAATTTTACGGCGATGGCCATTGGCGACGGTGGCGGCACATTGCCGGAGCCTGATGCCAGCCAGACAAAGCTCGTCAATGAAGTCTGGCGCCATACGCTGAATAAAATCAGCCTGGACAACAAACATCAAAATTATGTGATCGCGGAGCTGCTCATCCCGCCAGAAACCGGCGGTTTCTGGATGCGTGAAATGGGGCTCTATGACGACACCGGCACGCTGATTGCCGTCGGCAACATGGCGGAAAGCTACAAGCCGGAGCTGGCGGAGGGGTCAGGCCGCGCGCAGACCGTGCGTATGGTCATCATGGTAAGCGACATCGAGTCAGTCGAGCTGACGATTGACACCTCAACGGTGATGGCAACGCAGGACTATGTCGACGATAAATTCGCAGAGCATGAGCAGTCCCGCCGTCATCCTGACGCCACGCTTAAGGAAAAAGGCTTTACCCAGCTCAGCAGTGCGACCGAAAGCGCGTCTGAGACGCTCGCCGCGACGCCGAAAGCGGTCAAGGCGGCGTATGACCTTGCTAACGGTAAATATACGGCTCAGGACGCCACCACGGCGCAAAAAGGTATCGTCCAGCTCAGTAGCGCCACCGACAGCACGTCTGAGAGCGTCGCAGCGACGACGAAAGCGGTTAAGACGGCGTATGACCTTGCCAATGGCAAATATACGGCTCAGGACGCGACCACCGCGCAAAAGGGTATCGTTCAGCTCAGTAGCGCCACCGACGGCACGTCTGAGACACTTGCGGCCACGCCAAAGGCCGTTAAGGCGGTTAACGATAATGTTAAAACGCTGAAAGACAGCCTGGGAAAAGCCGCGTACAGAAACGTCGCTGATGATGCTGCCGGAGAATTAATTCCGGTAGGGTATAAAGGTAATTTTAAATCCGAATGTAATCACGGAGCGATTGATTTTGCGACTTATCCGTTTGTAGTTGGGGAATCATTATTCGTTGATTCACGTGGCTGTACGAATACCCCTCCTTTTTTGACGCAAGATTTTTATTATATAAATGTCGTGTGTGCCACTGGCCCGGCTCAGGGAGGGAGAGTTAACAGACCGTTAATCCAATTCGTAAGTTATACAAATTCAACATCAATTCTTGCCATTCGGGAAGATGATGGTACTACCATAGGCTGGCGTTATTTCCGTGCAGTGCAATTTGATGCAGACAACCAGAATGTCACCTTTCCTGTTGATGTAAGAGTGCGTAACGGTGCAATTGAATTAAGTCAAAACGCAATAAGCATTCGGGGCTCCGGCAATAAACATCTTTGGTTTTTCAATACTTCAGGCGCTGAAATGGGGCTTGTTTACGCTTCTGACGATAAAGTACTCCACTTGCGGGCTGGTGAAGGACCGTCAGTTAATATTCAGTCGAACGGTAATGTTGTTGCCCCAAACTATCTGGAGGCTAAAGATGACATCCGTTCTGGGCGCAATATCAGCAGTGAAGGGTTAATTGAAGCCGGGGCGGGAGTGTACGATACGCCGGGCGTGCGGGTATACTCTCCAAACTATCTCCCAACATTCCCTGTGACCAGTGTTAATGGGATGCAGGGCGCTGTTGTGATTCCAGAGCCGAACTTAGACCCCTATGTTAAAAGAGACTCGATTACATATGTTGGGCTTGCAGCTAACAATACTGCATATCCTTATATGCGGCACGCTGATTCAAATACGATTGTCTATCTGGCACCGAGTGATTGGGTGAGAAGTAACTTCATTCAAGGGGTACGAAAGGGAGCTAAAGGCAGCGCCAATAGCAACCAAAACAGCGATAGATTTGCCAGAGCACCCGATGGGGCAAGTGTAGTATCAGTATTTAATGAAAGTACTTACATTGCTGTTGAGTACAGATATGACCAATATAACATTAATGGAAACTGGTATAATGTAGGGGCACTATGATGATATTAGGGGAATTTTCTAAATATATCCCTTCTGAGGAAAGCAAGCTTTCTGATTTAGAAATGATGGAAAAACTCACCGGGAGTAGCATCATCTTTTTAAAAGATGAGAATGATGTGGATTGGTATGACGCGCAGAAACTATTTTCCAAAGACACACTTAAAGTTGTTTTTGATGGAGCTAATGTAATTCGCTCTTTTTCAACTGACGCATCTATGTTAAATCCTGTTGATATGTCAGTCGGAGAATGTGACATTTCAGATGTTCCGGCAGGCCTTAATATTTTTGGTGAATGGATTTTTGATGGCGGGAAAATAATAGCCGCGCCAGTGGATTATGTAGACGAAGCGCAACGCAAAAAACTGGAGCTGATGACTCAGGCAAATAACGTCATCGCCACTATGCAGGATGCGGTTGATCTAAACATGGCAACAGACGAAGAAACAGCAAATTTGCAGGAGTGGAAAAAGTACCGAGTGCTTCTGAATCGGGTCGATGTAAAAAAACCGGTATGGCCGCCATTGCCTGAGACTGCGATTTGAGTCAGTTAGTCGCTTTTTAAAAATGATTTACCGAGGCCCTCCACCCGGAGGGCTTTTGTTTGTTGTTTTATCCCTCCACCAACGCCATTTCATCGCACCCGCAGAACACACAACAGAAAATAGTCGCACCCCTTAACCACGGAGTTAAACAGATGGGCGACTATCATCACGGCGTCGAGGTCATCGAGATTAACGATGGCACGCGCACCATATCCACCGTCTCGACGGCCATCATCGGCATGGTCTGCACGGCCAGCGATGCTGACGCAAAGACATTCCCCTTAAACGAGCCGGTACTGATTACCAGCGTGCAAACGGCGATTGGCAAAGCCGGGAAAAAAGGCACGCTGTCAAAATCCCTGCAGGCCATTGCCGACCAGTGCAAACCGGTCATTGTGGTGGTGCGCGTTCCCGAAGGTATCGACGACCCGGAAGACCCGGAAGCGGCGCAGAAAGAAACCATTTCGAACATCATCGGCACGACGGACGAAAACGGCAAATACACCGGGCTGAAAGCACTGTTAACGGCGAAAACCGTCACCGGCGTTAAGCCGCGCATTCTCGGCGTGCCGGGGCTGGATTCTCAGGAAGTGGCGACCGCGCTTGCGTCGACCTGTCAGAGCCTGCGCGCGTTCGGCTACGTGAGCGCGTGGGGCTGCAAGACCATTTCCGACGCCATCAAATACCGTGAGAATTTCAGCCAGCGCGAGCTCATGGTCATTCACCCTGATTTTCTGGCATGGGACACCACGGCGAACGAAACCGATATTGCATGGGCGACCGCCCGCGCGCTCGGCCTGCGTGCCAGAATCGACCAGGAAACCGGCTGGCACAAAACGCTGTCCAACGTGGGCGTAAATGGCGTCACCGGCGTCAGTGCCTCGGTGTCATGGGATTTGCAGGAGCAGGCCACCGACGCAAACCTGCTGAATCAGGCAGGTGTCACCACGCTGATTCGAAACGACGGCTTTAAATTCTGGGGCAACCGCACCTGCTCTGACGATCCGTTATTCGTATTTGAAAACTACACCCGCACGGCGCAGGTGCTGGCCGACACGATGGCGGAGGCGCACGCGTGGGCGATAGATAAGCCAGTTTCCGCAACGCTCATCCGCGACATCGTCGCCGGTATCAATGCCAAATTCCGCGAGCTGAAAAATAACGGCTATATCGTTGACGGCTCCTGCTGGTACGACCCGGAGTCAAACAGCGTGGAAACCCTCAAAGCCGGGAAGCTGTATATCGATTACGACTACACCCCCGTCCCGCCGCTGGAAAACCTGACCCTGCGCCAGCGCATCACCGATACCTATCTGGCAGACCTGTCAGACTCGGTCAACAGCTAAGGAGCTCAGAGCATGGCGTTACCACGCAAACTGAAATACCTGAACATGTTTAACGACGGTCTCAGCTACATGGGCGTCGTTGAATCCGTCACCCTGCCAAAGCTGACCCGAAAGCTTGAGAAATATCGCGGCGGCGGGATGCCGGGCTCGGTGTCGGTTGACCTCGGCCTCGATGACGACGCGCTGTCGCTTGAGTGGACGCTGGGCGGCCTGCCTGACGTCGCGCTGTGGGCGCAGTACGCGTCACCGGGTGCCGACAGCGTGCCGCTGCGCTTCACCGGCTCATTCCAGCGCGATGACACCGGCGAAATTTCTGCCGTTGAGGTGGTCATGCGTGGCCGTCACAAGGAGTACGACGGCGGCGAAAACAAACAGGGCGAAAGCGGCACGACCAAAATCGCGACCGAGTGCTCGTACTACCAGCTCACGATCGACGGCAAGGAGGTCATCGAGATTGACGTCGTCAACATGGTGATGAAAGTCGACGGCGTCGACCGTCTCGCAGAGCATCGCCGGGCGATTGGCCTGTAACCCGTTTACCGGTCAGCCAGGCTGGCCGGTTACTTACACACATTCAAAGAGAGCAACATCATGGAAAACATCAACGAAACCGCCACCACCGAAAACGAAAATCCGAACATTGTGATCCTCGATAATCCAGTCATGCGCGGTGAGCAGAAAATCGAACAGGTGACCGTGACTAAACCCAACGCAGGAACCCTGCGCGGCGTGAGTCTGGCCTCGCTGGCTAACTCTGACGTCGATGCGCTGATTAAGGTGCTGCCGCGTATGACGTACCCGGCTCTTACCGAGCATGAGGTCATGCGTCTGGAAGCGTCAGACCTGATTTTGTTCGCCGGTAAGGTGGTCGGTTTTTTGTCGCCATCTTCGGCTCGCTGACCTTCCCGGATAACCTTTCGGTCGATGACCTGATGGCGGATATCGCGGTGATATTTCACTGGCCGCCATCAGAGCTGAATTCCCTGAGCGTGACCGAGCTCATCACATGGCGCGATAAGGCGCTGCAGCGAAGCGGAAACCACCATGAGCAATAACGTCAGACTTGAGGTGCTGCTTAACGCAGTAGACCGGGCAAGCCGACCGCTTAAAGCTATCCAGACTGCCAGTAAATCCCTTGCTGGCGATATCCGCACTTCTCAAAACAGCCTGCGCGATCTGAATGCGCAGGCGTCCCGAATTGACGGATTCAGGAAAGCGAGCGCACAGCTTGCCGTGACCGGCCAGTCGCTTAACAAGGCTAAACAGGAAGCCGCCGCGCTGGCCGTGCAGTTTAAAAACACGCAAAACCCCACAACCGCGCAGGCGCGGGCGATGGAAGCGGCAAAGAAATCCGCCGCTGACCTGCAGCTCAAATACAACAGCCTCAGGCAGTCGGTGCAGCGCCAGCGCACCGAGCTCGCGCAGGCCGGTATTAATACCCGCACCCTGTCGGCGGATGAGCGCCGCCTGAAAACCAGCATCAGCGAGACCACCGCGCAGCTTAACCGGCAGCGCGGGGCGCTGGCGCGCGTCAGCCAGCAACAGGCCAGACTCAGCGCGGTAAAAAGCCGGTATGAATCCGGGCAACGGCTCGCTGACGGTGCGCGTAATGCCGGGATGGTAGGCGTCGGGGTGGCTACCGCCGGGCTTTATGGTGCGTCACGCTTTATTGCGCCGGGCATCGGTTTTGACAAGCAGATGTCAGGCACGCAGGCGATCCTCGGGCTCGATAAGGGCGACGATAAGCTCGCGGCCATTCGTCAACAGGCGCGTGATATCGGTGCAACTACGGCCTTTTCACCGGGTGATGTGGCGCGCACGCAGACCACGCTCGCACGCTCGGGTTATAACGCCGATGACGTGCTGGCCGCGACCGGCTCGACCGTAAACCTGAGCCTCGCGGCCGACGTGGATATCGCAGAAGCCGCCGACATTATCACTAACATGCAGTCGGCATTTAACCTGCCGACCACCAAGATTGAGCGCGTGGCGGATGTGATGACGAAAGGCTTTACGTCATCAAATACCGGCCTTGTCGAGCTGGGCGAGGCGATGAAATATGTCGCGCCAATCGCAGAGGCCGCAGGGGCGAGCATCGAGGACACAACCGCGATGCTCGGCATTCTGGCTGATAACGGGATTAAAGGCTCGATGGCCGGTACGGGTGCGAGTGCCATTTTCAACCGCCTGCAAGCGCCAATGGGGAAAGCCGTTGAGGCAATTTCTGAGCTGGGCGTGAAAACCCGCGACAGAAAAGGGAACATGCTGCCGGTCGAGAAAATCCTCAAAGATATTCATAAGTCCTTTATGAAAAACAAGCTCGGTACGGCTGAGCAGGGCGAATATCTTAAAGTGATTTTCGGTGAAGAAGCCATGAAAGGCGCGATTAAACTCGTCGCCGCTGCAGGTGATGGCTCGCTCGATAACAAGCGCCAGCAAATCCGCGACTCAAAAGGCACGACCGAGCGCATTGCGAAAATACAAACGGATAACCTCGACGGCGATCTGAAAAACCTGCAGTCAGCATGGGAAGACCTGCAGATTGAGATTTTCGAAAAAGAAGACTCAGCACTGCGCCGCCTGACGGTCTCCGCGACAGACTGGCTCGGCAAGGTGGCCGCGTGGGCGAAAGCTAACCCTGAACTGACGCAAACCCTGTTTAACCTTGTCGCCGGTGGGCTTGCGCTGATTGGCGTGCTGGGCGGGATTGGCCTCATAGCGTGGCCGGTGGTAACGGGCATCAACACGATTATCGCTACTGCCGGTTTTCTCGGTACAAATCTGGCCGCAATGGGTACGGCCATTGTCTCTGTGCTCGGGGCGCTTACCTGGCCGATTGTCGCTGTTGGCGTTGCCATCGTCGCCGGTGCGCTGCTCATCCGCAAATACTGGGAGCCAATAAGCGCATTCTTTTCCGGCGTGGTGGAGGGGCTTAAAGCGGCCTTTGCGCCGGTGGCGGACATTTTCGCACCGCTCGCGCCGGTGTTTGATTCTTTCATGGAGAAATTACGCGGAGTCTGGCAGTGGTTCAAAGACCTGATCGCACCGGTTAAGTCGACGCAGGAGACGCTCGACAGCTGCAAAAATGCGGGTGTGATGTTCGGTAAGTTACTGGCCGAAGCGCTGATGTTACCGCTCAAAAGCTTTAATACATTGCGTACCGGCGTTAACTGGCTGCTGGAAAAGCTCGGGGTTATCAATAAAGAATCGAGCGACCTTGACCAGAAGGCCGCAAAAGCCAGTGCCGCCACCGGCTCACAAAATAGGTCTTATATTCCGGCAACCTCAGTATATGGTGGTTATCAGGCATATCAGCCAGTTACCGCGCCCACGGGTAAGACTTACGTCGACCAGAGCAAGCCAGAATATAACATCAACCTGAATGGTGGCATCGCACCGGGCAGTGACCTCGACCGTCAGCTGCGTGAGGCTGTGGATAAACTCGACCGTGAAAACCGTGCGCGTCAGCGCTCAAGTATGCGTCATGACTGAGGGGGATAAAGCATGTTAATGGTTTTAGGTTTGTTTGTGTTTGAGCGCCGCACGCTGCCCTATCAGTCCATGCAGTATTCGAAGGATTACCGCTGGGCGTCAAACGACCGTATCGGCAAGCCACCGGCTTACCAGTATCTCGGGGAAGGGGAAACCACGCGCACGTTGTCGGGCGTGCTCTATCCCGAAATTACCGGCGGACGCCTGTCACTGACCGCCATCGAGCTGATGGCAGACGAGGGGCGAGCGTGGCCGCTGATTGACGGAACGGGCATGATCCACGGCATGTATGTCATCGACAAAGTGACGCACACGCACACCGAGCTATTCAGCGACGGAGCGGCGAGAAAAATCGAGTTTAGCCTGTTCCTTAAGCGGGTCGATAAATCGCTGGCGGCCATTTATGGCGACCTGAAAACGCAGGCCGACAATCTGGTCACGTCTGCCGGTGACTGGCTGGGAGGGCTGGCAGGATGATTACAGGAATGGATATTCAGGCCGGGGCGAAGATTGCCCCGGCGTTTATGCTCAAGCTCGATAACGACGATATCACCCAGGATTTTAGTGACCGCCTTATCAGCCTGACCATGACCGACAATCGCGGATTCGAGGCCGACCAGCTCGATATCGAGCTCGATGACACTGACGGCCAGATAGCTTTGCCACCGCGCGGCGCAACGTTGACTCTGTGGTTAGGCTGGCAGGGCTCCGCGCTGATAAAAAAAGGGACGTTCACGGTCGACGAAATCGAGCACAGGGGCGCACCTGATACGCTGACCATCCGGGGGCGAAGCGCCGATTTTCGCGGGACGCTGAACTCGCGCCGGGAACAGTCATGGCATGACACCACGCTCGGGCAAATTGTGGAGACGATTGCGGCACGCAATAAACTGACGGCCAGCGTGGCCGACACGCTGAAAGCCGTCGCCGTGCCTCACATTGACCAGTCGCAGGAATCCGACGCGGTGTTTCTGTCCCGCCTGGCTGAACGGAACGGGGCGTCGGTTTCGGTCAAAGCGGGGAAACTGTTATTCCTGAAAGCGGGGAGCGGTAAGACGGCCAGCGGAAAGCCCATTCCGCAGATGAGGCTTGAGCGCGGCGACGGCGACCGTCATCAGTTTGCCATTGCTGACCGGGAAGCCTACACCGGCGTGACGGCAAAATGGCTGCACACCAAAGACCCGAAGCCGCAAAAGCAAAAGGTGAAGCTCAGGCGTAAGCCCAAAGAGAAGCACCTGCGCGCGCTGCAGCACCCAAAGGCTACCAAAGCCCCGGCAAATGCCAAAGCCAAAAAAGAGCAGGAAGCGCGCGAGGGTGAGTACATGGCCGGTGAGGCTGACAACGTGCTGGAGCTGACGACCATTTATGCGACAAAGGCGCAGGCCATGCGCGCCGCTCAGGCGAAGTGGGACAAGCTGCAGCGCGGCGTTGCTGAGTTTTCAATCTCGCTGGCGATTGGCCGGGCAGATTTATTTCCTGAAACGCCAATCGCGGTGAAAGGGTTTAAGCGCGTCATAGACGAGCAGGCTTGGATAATCAGCCGGGTGGTGCATAACCTCAACGGGAACGGCTACACGACGGGCTTAGAGCTTGAGGTTAAGGTTTCGGATGTGGAGTACGAAAGCGAAGAATTAACGCAGTGATTTGTTTTTATGTGTTTGTTATATAAGGATAAATTGAGTAAAATTAGCGCATCGGAAAATAAATGAGGTGCTCGCCATGTTTCACTGTCCAAAATGCCATTTCGCCGCTCACGCCCGCACAAGCCGCTATTTTACTGACACGACCAAAGAGCGGTATCACCAGTGTACAAACATCAACTGCAGCGCGACGTTTGTGACCACTGAGACGGTCGAGCGTTTCATTGTATCGCCGGGCGTTGTAGTACCAGCGGCACCTCACCCGACATCATCAGGCCAGCAACAAATGCACTGGCAGTGACCAAAAGAAAGCCCCGCAATGCGGGGCTTTTTTCTTATGGGTGCTGCTTAGAAAAGGTGTGTATGGGAAAGCATAATCACTTTCGCTCTTTCGGGTTGCTCTTTTCCCATTTCATTGCAGGTATTTAGCGGCTGCTCCAAAACATACCCTTGAGCTTTATGCTTATTAAGGATATGCAGCTCTTTTGTCGATTTAAGATATTTTGCTGGGACGTCTTTTGTCCAAATATCCATGCAAGCACCCGAGCTGATGACAGCATCGTAAACGTCAGGGGAGATCCGATTCTCGTTTAATACCACCGTTAAAGTGTCGCCACTTTTTGAGACTTCAATCGGCTGCCACGGTTTAAGCGATTTTTTCAAAGTGGCGACGTCATTTGCCTGAGAGGTAAAGGACATGAGGGCTAGGGAAAGCAGGAGCGTAGTTTTCAGAAGTTTCAAATAATTTCCTTATTAAACAAATGCTTGAAATTCATTGTGTCATTGAAATACTAAAAAAGTAAAGCCCCGCAAATGGCAGGGCTTTTTTACGATGTGGTCAATGTGTGGACGTGACCAGAAATAAATCCTTTTATTTCAGTGTGTTAATTCAAAAAAATAAGCCCGCGTAAGGGAGATTACGCAGGCTAAGGAGGTGGTTCCTGGTACAGCTAGCATTTATGGGTTATGTTTTTCAGCGGGGGGATAATACCCGTATTGAACGAAGCGGTATGTGATCCGATTCTAAGAATTA